CCCTGTCACTGTATGTGACTTAAAAATGGGCAAATGTCGCCCGTTGTAACGTCATTGTGCGTCATTTATGCGTCATCGCTCGAACATCTGTCAGGGAGCCAGTTTCAGGCTTCGTGGTCACTGAAAGATACTCAAAGTGACGGCTAATGTTTTCTCGGATGACACGAACGAAATACACGTCAAAATACTTGAAACACCGTCACTGACAGAGCTTCAAGCGTTTTAAGCACATTTCCCCTGAATGACGTATGACGTGTCATTTTGAGTAAAAACCTCGATTCTCTGTCAGGGAGCCAGTTCTAGGCGTTATGCCACCCTAAAACTCTCTTCCCTGTCACTCCGGGCTACACGTTTGTTTGGATGACATTGCGCCCAACCAAAAGCCTGAAACACCGTCACTGAGCCGAAGGCTTTTCGTCGAAAGCTAACAACACCAAGGATTTCAAGGATGTCACCCAAGAGAACTTTTGTAGCTTTGGGCGTTTGACGGCAAAATGCCCGTCAATACGATATTTTGGATGACTAAAATGGTGTTATTTTGAATAACGTCGAGCCTACAACTCTCTCCCTGTCCATCTTCCAAGGCTTAAGTCTTTCGAGGTGACGTGTGTTAGGTGTAGATCAAGCTCACGTCTTCCCGGATGACATCTAACGAGATATTAGTTAAAATGTTATTTGAAGTAACAAGACGTTAGAGGCAAGAACAAGCTATGGGGTTCAAATTGGTTAGAGCGTTACTTGAGATGACGCAGCAAGAACTGGCGTCTACGGCGGGAATAGCACGGCCTACCCTGGTGCGATGGGAGAAGGAGGATAGTTTGGGTGATGGGTTGCAACTCAATGCTTTAATCGCCATCCTCAAAGCAATAGAAGACAAATACAATTGCGGGGAACTGTACCTGTCTCTTTTGTCCATGATTCTGTCTGAGGAGGACAAGCCAGAAACAATGGGCGATCGTGTAGAGCATTGGAAAAGAATTTTCAAAGACCTAAAAACCAGTACCCTATTTCGGGCCGGACGGATTTACCTAAGGCACTACACGCTGACGGGCAGAATACCAAACAAATTCCTAGACGAGTTGAGAGCAGAAGGCCCTGTGAAGTCTACGCTTACGATTGATTAAATAACCTGCAACGTTTTGTGCCTGATTTGTAATGACATGATTTGTGACTAGTGATCAGTGATTTGTGATCTTCTGTGGCGCACACGCCCAATAAAAATCAAATTTATGCCCGTGTGCGTTTCACTCCCAGCTTTGTTGCCAGTGTCACCCTCTATTACTTAGGAGTTTAGGCAATGTCTGATCCGACGAATCCAGCTAATCCCATCCAAGTTCGGTTCCAGCGCCAATCTGATGGGAGTCTTGAGGTCTACGCCAATGTTGGCAGGGGATGGCAACACTACACCTCCCTCCCTGTCCACTTCCGGGTTCCAGATAGCAGCTATTTATCTACCCCTGGCTATCCAACGATGATGCACTTGCGGAATAAGTTCGAGGCCAAGATGTTGCCGACAAAAGAGTGTGTTATTCAAAGTGACACTGAGGTTGATGACTGCCCATTGGCGCACTAATGACAATTGGTAAAACTATTACGATCGTTGTTTAGCCTTCTGCCCATTGGGGCACCAGCGTAGGCCAAAGGCTGTCCAGTAAGTCCAATGGATCTGTGGATGTCATTGGGGCACCAGCGAAGCGAGGTGCGTACTGATTGGGAGTGTAACGACCTACAACAACAAAACAAATAGAAGCCCCACCAACTCCAGGGAAGGAGAGAGTGGGGCTTAAAGCTCAAGCTCCAAACGCAGCGTACTGCTTCAGTCGATCGTGCAACGTCTTGTCCGAAACATGGGGCAGGATTTTCTCCCAGTTCGTCCGAAAGGTTTTGCCACAATGACGGCATTGGACAAGCGGAAGCAGCCCTTGGTCTTCATGGTTCTTGACCATGCACAATTCCCAAGGATAAGGGTCTCTTCCATTCCAGTGGAGACGGATATCAGAACTTCCTTCGGGTAGGCGTATGCCGTGATAGCATTTCACTCCTACCAAAAGTCCTGATGGGTGGGTTAACTGGAATGAGCCTGGATGCTCGTCGGCATCATCAACCCTAAACTCAGTCTTGATGTCATCATCATTCTTGTACGGAAGCAAGCGATAGCCGCGATTGTAATTATCGTACTCACCGGGTAGAACCTCGTCCTCGTCGGGGAAGGGCAGACGGAACCATAACCCTGGCTGACGCAAGTCGTAGCTAGCAAAAACTTTGTCGATGTCATCCCATCGCAGATAGTACATTGCTTCACACGTGCCGATCTTGATGTGTGTTTTATCAGATTTACGAACAGCATATTCGCCCATATCAAAACTCCAATAAGATTGCGCTCAACACCCCACCAGCCCTCTTAGTGAAGGAAGATGGGGTGTCGCTTTGTTCACTTAGCCTTTGGTTGCTCAGGCGCTACCGACACAAGCCAGATGGCAGTGTCAATAACGGCATTAACGAGTGCGTCGTGTACAGACAAGGACAGGGAAAGGTTGAGTGTAGTCCATCCCCCCTCCCTGTCCACTCCAGCTTTCCATGCTGCTTTAATCATGGGCTAGCGACCAGAACCGCGATGGAAATGACAGGGCATAAACAAATCCTCCTGAATGTTGTTGGATGACAATGAGCTACAGGTAAACAACCTTGACTCCTTTAATGACTTGACGCATGGCTGCTTCGATTGCAGCAGGGATGTCACCTTGGGGAACATCACGGTTGCAGACAATGGTGGCAACGTGGTCAAGGCCCAGGGCCGTGTAAACTAGGGTCAGGGATTCTTGCTTGGTTGCTTTCTTGGCAACAGCATCATCATTAGTTGTCCAGTCAACCCCAATGATATGGCCCTTCCAGTTGTAGACGGCATCAAGGCCGAGAACGTAATCCGCAATGACAGACTCAGGGATAGACGCCTCGACTAACTTCACTCCTCCTCCTGTCTCAATACCGTACTCGGACATCAAGTAAGGCATGGCACGGGCCAGCCACTTACGACCGTAGTAGCACTGGCGCAATAACCGGAGGAGGACAGGGGAAGAAGGTAGTGGAAACCTCTTCAAGTGGCACGCCCGTGCTACCGACCGAGGATTGACGATTTGCTCCAATGCATATCCGTTCATAGCAATTGCTCCGGCAAGAAAACTACGCCGTCCCAATAGCCGAAGGCATTCTCTCTTGGCGAAGCCCAAAAACCCGTTTGGCAAATCCCTCAGATCCGAGGGATTTCACCCAAGAACGATCGACAATAGTGCCCCCACCCAAAGGCAGGGGCATCACAACTAAGCCAAGACAAGTGACCAGTACTGAGCAAGGAGTTGGGCCTTGGAGCCGTTGCGAATGGGCCGACCACCCATTACCTTGATTGCTGACTTCAACTCACGGGTCGTAAATACTGGAGCGCAAGACAATGGGCAGCAGGCATACACCTCATGGAAGACCCGGCCATCAGGTAGTGCTACGACATCACAACGAGTAGCAGCCGCCACGATCTCATCATGAGATGGCTCCGTCTCAACTTGAGACTCGGCTTCTATGACAACTTCGGCGGGGACATCAATGGCAGGGTTAGCGCCCGCATAAAACTCTTCCCCTGTCCGAAAGATGGGGCCGAGAACGATTAGCAAGACAAACAAAACTTCAATTGCGGTAGCGATGTTAGATAGCATGACAATCAAGCCCCAGTGAGTAACGAGTCTGGGGTAAAAGCCTGTGGGGGAATCGAACCCCCACCAAGAACCATTAGGCTGTTGCCAACTCCCGCATTGAGCGAGTGATTGGCTTGGACTTGGACGAGTAACGAACGGGCAAGTCGCACGATTGGCCTTGTAGCCAAGTTGCTTTCTCGGCCTCCCAAGCGGTGTCAACCTCTAGGGCAACACGATTGAGCTTGGCTGTAAGTGCTGCCCCGCCCAACTTGCGGCCGGATTCTGACACAAGTGCTGCTAGCACAGACTCTGTATACATCCGAGCCTTGCCCCAGTTGGGCAAAGATAGGCGCATATCCAAAGCCAAGGCAGACAACTGGTCAGCATTGAGTTTCAGGAACACTGCACTGCCAGAGCCAAAGTGCTTGCGGTCAGCCACATGACCCAGTAATTCGACACTGTTGATGTAGTTCATAGCATCAAAGTATCGACCGTACAGACGGCAAAGACCAGATTCGGTGATTTGGAATTCGATGTTAGACATGATTGATTCTCCAGATTCAGTTGATTGACAACTTCCCCCCTGTCGGAGACATTCTCTCTTGGGGTGGAATAGCTAGGGCCGGAGTTGAACCGACCCAATGGCCTAGAACCAATAGCAATTAGAAGTCGTACTGCGTTTCCCAGTAGTCCCGGCGATCGCTCTCACGCTGCTCCCACTGCTCGTACTGAACGGCATCGTCATCCATCTGAACAACGACTGCTTCTACATCAACCGCGTCTGAGTTGTCGCATTCAGGTTCAGACTCAGCAGCTTCAACCAACATCTCAGCTAGTTGGTCAAAGTCGTCGGTGCAATACTCTTCGCACTGCTCTTCAAGCCACTCGAAAAACAGGCGGTCTGTGCCTGCGTCTGCCCACAGACCAGTCAAGGTGTTGAGGACTTCAGGGCAGGAGAAGATGGATTTCAGGTTGGTGAACATGATGAATTGTTCCAGTGATTGTTAACACCTCCTCCAATTGCCGAAGGCATTCTCTCTTGGGGCCGCAGGCTGAATCCACGGCCAAAAGGGCCAATGGATTTGATGAGATCGATAAACCCAATAGAAAGCCTATCGGCTGAAGTGGAATAGCTAGGGCCGGAGTTGAACCGACCCATGCGGCCTAATTACCGCTAACAACTAAAAGTCGTACTGCATTTCCCAGTACGAAGACCGAGCTTCTTGGTCAGCCAGTGCTTGCTCATAGCGGGCTTGAGTCTCAGCTTCCTCAACAATTGCCTCTGCCTTTGCAGCCAGCCAATCCAAGAAAGATAAGTCGCTGTCTTGGTCGCGATACTCCGCAACCAAATCCTCCAAGCCTACTAACTCATCCAATCGGCAAGAATAGTTGGTGGACATGATGGATTACTCCGGTTGATTGACACCACTCCCAATTGCCGAAGGCATTCTCTCTTGGGGTCGGAATCAACAACCTAGTAGTGACGGAGGTTAGAGCCAAAGGCGACAACCGTAGAAGCTACGGAATACGAGGTGACAATGCTGGACTGCTGGCTGTCCCCACGGCCAAGCAAAGTGCAGGCTTAGACCGATGAAACGCAGTGGAATCGGGTGGGAGCTGGAACGTAGCGTCAACGAAGCGGAGAACGATGGACTACTGGCTGTCGCAGTGTGCAAACAAAGTGGAGGTGCGAACCGATGTAGCAAGGCGGAATCGGGGCGTACTGAAACGCAGTGGTTACAAGATGAGAAATGCTGGGCCACTGGCTGTTGGCTGTTGCAGCCGTCAAGCAATTGCGAACACTAGAGCAAAGCGGAGGTGTGAGCGATTGTGGCAACGAAGCGGAAAACATACAGCGATCGCACCCGGCAAACGGAACGCAGGCTTAGACCGATGTAGCAAAGCGAAATCGAGTGGGAGCTGAAGTGCAGTGACGAGCAAGCACGGCATGGCGAGACTGCTGGCTGCCGCAGTGGTCAAGTGGGGACGGAGGTTGAACTGATGGAGCAAGGCGGAATCAGGGCAAGTGGAGGAGCCACGTCAACGTAGCGATGAGCGATCGTCACCATGCCAAGAGTGCCTGTGTTGATGCCATCTCTCCCCCTGTCCTCAGGTGCGATCGTAGACAGCAGGGTACCCCCTAAATCGCAGTTTCTTTTTTTGTCCTGGGCGGAAACGGGGATGAGGGGGTACGACACACCTCAAAAAATTCCGGGGGGTCTTTTCGAGAAAAAATCAAGACTTCTTAGATTTACTTGCGCTCAAAAAATTCCGGGGGGTCTTTTCGATAAAAAACTGGGAATCTATTGCTTGTGAACAATCCCAACAACCAACGTCTAATCTATGCCAAAGCATCAAAGGCACAATGAGACGTAGTAGACATTGAGATTGTTGTGACCAGTAAGTATCCTGCTAATCCGTCAGGGGTCATTCAGGCACTAGCCGACAAATTCACTTTGGCGATGAGTAAGTACACCCCCAACTGGCAAGGCATGGTGCAAGCCATTGAAGACATTGTTGTGTCTGGTGGTGGAGGCGGTGGCACTGGCACGGTCACCAGTGTGGCCCTTTCCATGCCTGCCGGGGTTTTTGGCGTCACGGGTTCACCCATCACTACCTCAGGCACGTTCACCGTCACACTCTCCAACCAAAGTGCCAACTTGGTTCTGGCTTCCCCCAATGGCTCAAGTGGTGCCCCATCATTCCGAGCGCTCACCACGACCGACATCTCAGGGCTGGGGACTGCGGCCACCCAAGATGTCGTCACCGCCACATTCAACGCCAATAAGTTGCAGGGACTAGACATCTCTACTTCTTCCCCTGTCAATGGCCAAGCCCTGGTATGGAATTCAACTTCCTCCAAATGGGAACCGGGAACTGTCGGGGCGGGGAGTGGGACTGTCACCAGCGTTGGGGCTACATCGTCTACCACTCAACTGACAATCACAGGTTCACCTGTCACCACATCAGGAACCCTGAACTTCACGCTAGACACTACAGCCAATGTCTACAACGCCAACAAACTTCAATCCAGGGACGTAGGGACTACATCTCCATCAAACAACCAAGTTTTAGCTTGGGATGGAGGAACCCTTAAATGGGAACCCAAAACTCTTAGCACGTTAGGCGCTGGCACTGTGACAAGTGTTGGAGTTAATTCATCCACCACTGAACTGTCCGTATCAGGTTCTCCAGTTACAACCAGCGGAACCATTAACCTGGCTCTTGATACCACAGCCAACGTCTACAACGCCAATAAGTTGCAGGGGAGAGATGTTGCCACCACGGCCCCTAGCGCAAGCCAAGTTCTGGCTTGGAATGCAGGCACTCTGAAATGGGAGCCAACTAATGCGGGTAGTGGGTCAGGCACAGTTACTTCTGTTGGGGTTTCATCAACTATCCCGCAATTAGTCGTAACCAATTCCCCTGTCACCACGTCAGGCGTTATCCAGCTTGATCTGGATACTACCGCAGCAGTCTACAACGCGAACCGACTACAAGGCCGACTATTAGTTAACACAGCCCCCACCAACGGCCAAGTCATTACCTGGAACAATGGCAGCAGCCAGTGGGAACCTGCCACGCCAAATACTGGCACAGTTACCAGTGTTGCTCTTTCCCTGCCCTCTTTCATCGCGGTCACAGGTTCACCGATTACTACATCAGGCACTCTGACGGGGACACTGGCCAGCCAAAGCGCTAATACTTTTTTGGCCGCCCCCAATGGTTCAAGTGGCGCTCCCACGTTCAGAAACTTGTTGTATGGAGATGTCAGCGCCATCGTCGGCACCACATCCAGTACGATCGCCGCAGGTAACGACACTCGGTTCCATACCCAAAACACAGACACAGGAACCACCCAAACCAGTTTTCAGTTAGCATCTGGCTCAAGCGGAGTCCGAATCAAAAACAGTAGTGGCTCTTTGCTAGCTAGAGATTCAGCAGACTCAGTTGACGCCGACATCCAAGGCTCAATTCTTAAAGCCACATCCACCCGAATTGAGGTCAACTCAGTTCGAGTCACCTTTAGCAACTCGGCCCCATCTTCCCCTAGTGGAGGCGACCTCTGGTATGAATGGGCAAGCTCAATTGACCGGACCAACAAATGGGCATGGCCTTGGGAGTGGAACGGAACCTATTGGCTATCCCCAATCTTTGATGGAACAAGTTGTGTCCCTGGCGCTTCTACCGCAGGACTGACGGCTCAAAGTGTAGTCGTCCCAAGCGGCCTCAATATTTACGTGGTGGATGCTGCCATCACAGGCAACTATAACGGCACGGTCAATGGATCTAATTACTACCGCTATCGACTCCTAAGAAGTAAACAGCTTGCTACATCGATCAATGTCATTTGGTCGGTCAATGTGACAGCAACCCCATTCACCCATACCTCCACAATCAACACCCACTACAACTTGTCATCTCTAACAATGGATTCAGTTCGGGCCGACCTTCAATTAGGTGCAGGCTCTCCTGGCACCATCTATGTCCAAGAAAATATGCGCTATCGCTACGCCCGACCCTAGGCAATAGTCAAACACCAAACAACTAGACTCCACCCAACCCTTCCCCTGCCCCAAGGAACCCTGATTATGGTCACGCTCCAAGTCCGAGATATTGCAATTGCTGGCTCTACTAATGGCTACGAAACAGAGCGGGACAATCAGTATGTCAAACAAACTCGCTCTCTTGACCCACGTTCTACCATCTTGGTAGTAATCGATGCATGGCAGACCCACCCTAATGATGGGTTGGCAGAACGTCTCACCACATTGGTCAAAGACAAAATCAACCCTCTAATTCAACGGTGCCGACAACTTGGCATCCGAGTAATTCACACTCCCCACGGCCAGCCAGAAAACCAACTCCTTTCCCAGTCCAGTCGGGACTATTACCCTAATTGGGCAACTCAGTACGCAACTACCGAGGCATTTGATTTCTATCTCAAGAACTCCGTTTTGTTTCCCAACAGAGTTCGCACCCTAATCTACTGCGGGGCAGCAACAAACTGGTGTGTCACCTTTGGCCGTCCCATTGGCCTTGGCACAATGGCAGTAAAGCTGGGCTTATCCCGTAGTTATCTGATCGTCAGAGATGCTTGCATTGCCGTTGAAATGCCTTGCACTCTAGATGCCCAGACACTGCACGACTCTACAATTTCTATGGTTGAGATGTTGTTTGGGGCCAGCACCACTGTCCAGGATTTGCAGGAGGCTAATTGATGGATGGCAATCAAAATGAACGAGTAGCCGGATTAACCCCACCCACTACACGGGTAACAGGCACCTTAAATCTTGACAGGGGGGAAGATAAGGTATCCATCAAATTGGACTACCAAGCTCAACCAGGACAAAACCCCTTTGACAAACTAGTTGAGTTAGTCACCAATAGTGACAGCGGCAACGCGATCAGCCAATCTAACAACCGCGACTATGTGCTTCAGCCGTTCCCTCGGCGACCCCAACAACCCCAACAACCCCATTACCAATCCAGCCAACCTTACTACCCAATCAGTGCTGGGCTGATCGACAGGGGAGAGGCTTAAGGTGTTGGCATATATCAACGATCCACGCCACGACAGGCATTAGGCGGATAAATCCGCTTGAGTCGCTTTTCTTCCCCGGTCTGAAGACACGGGGCTACCAAGCTCCCACTATGTCGCACCGTGTCAGTCAGCGTCATCCAAAAAAAGAACCCGAATGCCTCTGACAAACGGGTTCAAACGGTATGGAGCAATGTGCACTGATGACGTTGGACAAACCTAAAACGACTAGCTACTCGATGGCCAGTATAACACTCTAGCCGCAGTCTCCAGCAACTTGTTGGAACTCCGTCAAGTCACGAGTCTCAGTTTCAATCTGGCTCAATGCCCAATTTTCCAATGCGGCATCTTCCCCTGCCACCAATTCATACAACTCGCTGTAGGCCAGCACTGCTTTAGTCTCATGAGCGATCGCAAACTCTAGCAGCTTGCCCACTCCAGCAGCAGAACACAACGGAGCCGATTGCAAGTATTGAGCATCAGGCGCTTTGGCTAAATACTGACCTGCTCCCTGAACCCGAACAATCATCTGCTGGGCTGTATGATAGTGAGCCAAAGACTCAGTTGCATTTTCGTCAAACATCTCAGCTAAAGGCGCTCTCCAGATTCCTGAGACTGAAGACTTGAAGTAGCTATACAAGCAAACTCCAGCAATTTCATGGGCAGCAATGTGGTGCAGGCAATTGAGGACTTGATTCCAATCCAACTCCCTCTCCCCTGTCACATCGGGTTGGGTTTCGACTTGAGCGGCAACAGGAGATGAGGGTTCCATTGGCACATAGCCACTAGCCCCAGCACCAGCAACATTCCCTAACGGCAATGACCCAGCTACTTGAAGAGAAGATGACTGAGTAATTTGTGGTTGAGAGGTCTGAGGTAGTTGAGAATATTGAGGTTGTTGCTGATGAATTGGGTTTTGATGAAATGGATGGCTTGGATCATATAAATGCTCATTGCCTGGTTGAACAGTTCGCGGATCGACTCCACCATTGCCATAGGAGTAGGTCATAAAAAATCCTTTAGTCCAACGACTAATAGTACTAGTGAACAATCCTAAATGCGCCAATCACGCCAAGTCTGGCCACATAGGACATTATGAATATGATAAGTCGTAGTCACTAATGGTCAACGCCACGGCTAAAAACTTGCGGTCTAAGTTTTCCATTCCTCCGCTATTGCCGAATGAGGAGCCAGAAGCTATTGGCAATTTGCTGGCCAACCAGTTTAAGCAAGGGCTTCATGTCGCTGTTGGTGACAATCAGAACAAGGGGTTGATGCCGTGGGAGTCATCCGCCAAGCGATGGGGTGAAGGTCAGCAAGACATTGACATCAAAACAACCCCCATTGCCGAACAAGCAGCTTATGGTGCTGGTCGTGTAGCTGGTAGTGTTGCCAATGACTCATTAAGAAGTTGGTGGTGGGCCTACAACCATCCGTTAGCTATTGCCAAAACCATCGGCACCAAGATTCCAGAAGCAGCAGGCATGGTAGATGAGAATGGCAAAGTCCCTCTTTTGCCAACAGTTTTAGCTGGGGCAGGAATCGCTGCGGCAGTAGACGCATTTTCTGGTAACACGGACTTTACCAACCTGGCAGAACAGGGACGGCCACAAGGTTACTCTGCTCTTTTCCCCAGTCCAGAAGACCCCACTAAATCAACCCAGCCACTTCTAGAGTTGCCAGTAGGCTATGTGTTGGGCAAACGAGGCAAGATGTTGCCGTGGGAGCAGTTCCATGAAGAACGTCCTGATGTGTCTCCAGAAGACTTTGCCCGATACAAGGAGTATCAAAAGCAAGGTCACGCTGAACTACTGGGCCTTGAGTCTGCCAATCCCTATCTGACATCAGCGATTGGCGCAGGAGTAGGCACGGCGATCGCCAAGGCTAAGCAAAAATCTCTGGGTAAAGGTGCAGCTATTGGAGCGGTGGCAGGGTTGGCAGTTCCCGCAGTCAGCAACTTTGTCAGTTCAATGGGCATTCTCAAAGGCACCATGAACAACTTAGACAACCAACCTGAAGTGCAAATGCTGGGGTATCCCATCACGGCATCAGGGGCCGTGTTGACTGGGGGGCTTGGCTTGGGAATGTACGCTCTAGCCAAACGAGCGGCTAACCAGCGCAAGCAAGAATTTAGCTCGTTGATGAATGAAGCCAGGGTCGCTGGCAACAATTTATAGCAGATAACTAAAGGAGAGTAGGCAGGGATGGACGGCAAAGTAGCAGGAGAAATTGGAGTAGGCCAACGGCTGATGGAAGCTGTTAAGGGCGCGTCTCCACTAGCCAAAGGAGCAACAGGGCTAGGAGTGTTAGGGGCTGGATACATGGCCTATCGGATGATGCAGCCAAGTCCTCCAACCCAGAACCAAATGATTGCGGCCCAAAACCAGCAAGAAAATCCTCACTCACAAATGCGGGCACAGCAAGCAGCCATGACTGCATCCCCTCCCCCTGTCCCTCCTCGTTCTGATATTGGGGTAGCAGGGGATGGGGTGAGCGATGAAGACAAGTTGAAAGAGCGTCTTCGGCTAGCCAAAGAGCAAGCCAACCTAACCCGTGACTATGAGCTAAACCAACTCTATCAAGGGGCGTTGGGTTACCCGGGGCAGGGAGGAAATTAAATGCTTGACCCTAAACAAAAAGTAGCAGCCACTAACTTGCTGAACAACATCCGAAATATGTTGCTTGAGTCTCCAGTGGCCCATCGAGCAACTAATGCGTTGGTGGGCGCAGGAGCAGGTTATTTAGGAGCCAACCTAGCTAACACCATCATTCCTGATCAGTACGACATCAACCCACTTCTAGCAGCAGGGGTTGGCGCGGTAGGTGGTGGCGTATTTCCTCTTAGGCGTGGGGTAAGCGACCAAGATGTTTGGGCTTCTCCCCCGTCCCGTGAATCCGTTGCCAATGCTCAAGCAGCAGCAGCTAATCAAGCAGCATACAACCAGCGTTACGGTCAAGCCGGAAACCCCGCAATTGCACCTCGTCTTCCAGGAAGTCGCCCGTCGCTGGATGAAAAACTACAAGCGTTAGACGACGCAATGGCAAGTAGCAATCCAAGGTCACTGCAACAGTTTGCTCAAAGCTATCCATCAAATTCAGACCCTTGGGACGATTTGGAGATTTATTAACCATGCTCAACCCCCAACAAAAAGCAGCAGCAGCTAACTTTCTCGATAACGTCCGAACTACTCTTGTCAACAACCCAACGGCTCGGAGCGTAGCAGGTGGCGCAATGGGTTACCTGGGTGGTCAAGCAGCAGGGGCAATTGCTAACACCATTTTGCCTAACCAGTACGACATTGACCCTAATTTGCTGGCAGGGTTGAGTGCTGGTTATGGAGCATTCCATCCGCAGGCCAATGCCATGTTAGAGCGGGCAATTGCTCGGCGAGTGGGCGGAGGCTATTTTAACGGCCCAACAGTCACAGTCGTTCCCAACTAACTAACTACTAATCAAGCAAAGGAACTTGAATGAAATGGAAGACAGGGTTGCAGGAAACAAGCCAAATGACTGGCTGGACAAAGCTCAAGGAGTTCTTGGTCTGGCTGGATTTATTCCTGGTATAGGAGCAATTGCTGACACGGCCAATGCCGCCATCTATGGGTTGCGTGGCAACCCTCAAGACGCCATGTGGTCGCTGGCTAGTGCCGTTCCTGGTATTGGCGACATTGCGGGTGCTGGCCGTATGGCAAAGCAAGGACTGAGTTGGTTGGGCAAGGCAGGTGAAACCGCCAAAATGATGTAGCAATACCCAGTCAGACATATCAAGTCCATCAAGTTAAAACCATCAAATTAAAGACAAGGACGGGGGAGAAGGTCGATGCTATTCCGAGCGGCTGATCGATTAGGTGAAATGATGCAGCAGGGCAAGATTGCCCGACAGGTTGAACAAGAAGCAGCCCAACGACGCATGGGGCAATTTGAGAACGAAGCCCGTCAAAAAGCTGGGTTGCCATTAATGATGGGGCCTGCGGGTGGCAGTGGCTATGAGCCTTATGTCAATGGCATGGGTGAAGGGCGAGTAGCAGGGGAAGGCAAACAACCCCTGTGGAAGAAAGCCCTTGGCATGGGTGGGGCACTGCTCAACTCTCCTCTGTTATTTATGGCTCCGATGCTAATTCCTCAAGGTGGCGGTGAAAGCCAAGGCCAATCTCAGGGCGGGGCACTACCAGCACCTTACCTTGATCCAACCAGTAAACAGATGATGTTGGATAACTATCAATACAACCAACAACTTGAGCTTGCTCAAGCCGCTAAAGGGCTGATGACTTAATCAACCTAATCATTCACCTTAATCCGTCCATACACTTCATTTCTTTCCCTGTCCTATGGCTCCAATTTCTAGACCTGTTTGGGATGTTCTTAATCCAGTTGCTTGGGGGCAAGACCTTGCTTCTAGTTTTGGCGTCCATGGCGACAACCAGTACGACCCTGTTGTTCAGGCTCGGCAAGCATCACTTCAAGCTGCTCAGTCTGGGCGGGGAGAAGACATTGAGAAACTTAAGTCTATTGCCAACTCCTACCAGCCAGGAAACTTTGCTGACCAAGCAGAGAAAGAGCGGTGGATCAAGCAAATCAATGACTACGAGAAGAACAAAGTAGAAAAAGCGGAGCAATCGGCCAGACGAGAAATCTATGGAGACATGATTGACCCCAAGAAAGGGTTAATTCAGTCAATGGAAGACAGGCAGGCAGCTAGGGAGACTGCCCGAAATCGTCAGCAGTTAGAAGCTCAAAAACAACTGACAGGCCAAACCATCGCTAGCAACGAAAAGCTGGCAGGGATGAGTAACCAAAATGCCCAAGCCATTGCTCGAATGCAGGGGCAGAACCAATTACAAGCAGCCGATTTAAGCGGTCGTTATGGATTGCGCCAAGCGGATCTGTCCGGTCGCTATGGGTTGCAGCAAGCCGACTTAACAGGACGCTATAACCTAAAGACTGCTGATCTGGCAGGCCGATATAACTTGCAAGGAGTTCGGGAGCAAGGCGCAAGTAACGAGCGCATTACTGGAATAACTACCCGATCCCAGGAGCGAGTAGCTGACGTGACCAGTGGCCGGACTCTTGAAGGGTTGAAATACTCCACCGATTCAGCCGAACGCATAGGTATGACTAATGCGGCCAACGAACGCAGACGGGCAACACTGGAACACAACTTAGGCCAACGCAACTCTATCAACCAGTTGTTACTAGGGGCCATGAGTCGGTCTAGCTTTAAGTAGGCCAGTCCAATAAATCAAAGAAAAGGGAAAAGAGCCAATGGCAACAAGTAGCGGTAATTCCTCTGGGGCAAGTCAAGCAAGTAGTGGGAACTCCTCTGGGGCAAGTCAAGCAAGTAGCGGTAATTCCTCTGGGGCAAGTCAAGCAAGTAGCGGTAATTCCTCTGGGGCAAGTCAAAGCCGTATCAATGCGATGATGCAGGCGGCTATGCGACAGAACCAAGGGCAGAATGCTGCTCGAAGTCAGTCTGGCAACTATTCTTCTCAGGCTGGAGAACAGTACCAATGGGCCAATCAAGCAGCCAACGATCAATATCGACGAGATCTGGATGCCTATAACAGGCAACAAGCAGATCGAGAACGTCAAGAGATTAGGCTGATGAATAATGACAACGACAGGACTCAAGATCAGATGAACTTTCAGCGCAATATGCGGCAGTCAGAATCGGATCAGTCTGCCAGAGAATCTGCTGCAACAAGAGAATTTAATGCTAGAGAAGCATCCAATCAAGCTAGTCGCCAAATGGCATTAGCATCAATGCAGTCGAGTGGTGGCGGCGGAGGAGGGGGTTCTTCTTTTATGGACAGTTTCTACGATCGGCAACTAAAGCAGCAAGCGATGCAGCTAGAAAGCCAAAAAGCTGGAATGCAACATTCCCAAGCGATGGCTGACATCTATGCCCGACGAGAAGCTGCGGGGTTAGGAGCAAACACGGAACGGTACAAAACAATCATGGGTCGCACTGGAGCTACTGGTGCAGCACGATATTGGTAATTGCGATAGTAGAGGAGAAACAAATGACTTACACTGCTAGCTCTACTTTTTTAACTCCAGCAGGGGAAGCACTTCTGGCTAAGAAAAATGAAGTTGAGATGTATCAACTTAGGACTGCTCGTAACAAAGCCAAGGCGGAGTATGAGGCTAGTAAGCGCGGCGGCGATTCATTTGGCAATTTTAATGCGGCCGGCCCTGCTGGAGGTTCGGCACCTACCAACAACATGGGTGATGGCCTGAGAGCGCCTACCCGTGAGGAGATTTTTCAGGATGCTGCCAGAGCCAACCGGATGCAGCGGGCAGAGGACGACTACCAGCGCAACAAAACATTTAGTGCCAGACAGAGAGAATTCAACCAACGGCTAGTTGCCCAAGAGCAAGCGGCGTTACGGCAAAAGAATCGTGAACAAGCTGATGCTGGGGCACTCTGGAAAGCACGGGGATAGGAGGCAAAATCCTTGATGACTTACAACAAGTGGCAGACTCAGCAATTTAACCGTTATAACTTAAGCTCTGGCCCATTGCCTGACACGGCTTCATCTCTCAAAGATAGGCAGTTGGCCCAAAAAGCCAGAGACGATGAATACAAACGACGGGCGCAAGAGATCCAAAGTCATCTGAACAAAAACAATAGTCAGTTTGACTTTGGCTACGGCAAGTCTGACTCATCCAAAAATGGTGGCAATGGTTCAAGCTGGAAAAACTCTGCGGCTCCTTCCCCTGCCAAATCCGATCAGGTTAATCCTGATAACCCCGGGCGAACTCAATCCGCTGAAGACAAGACGTTTGAGCAACGAATGAAAGCGTCCAATATGGCTGAGCAGCGCCAACAACGGCTCAAGGAGCAAGGCGTAAAAGCTACTGCGGCGTGGGATGCCAGAGGCTAGCCAAGACGCAACCTTATATCTTGCCAGCTCAACCTTCCCCTGTCCTCTTATGTAAATTTCTATGGCACGGATTAAAAAGCACATTCACCACAACCACGACAACCCAGAGCATGACCCAGCCATGAAAGCGTTGGCTGAAATACAGGGCGTCAATGCAAATGGGGAACCTCAAGACAAGGCTCAAAAGGAAGCCCAACAACAAAAGCAGACATCGCCCAATCAAATCAGTATTCGAGAAAACCCTATTACGCAGTGGTTTAGACAACTTACTCCAGATGCACAACTAAACTTTGTTAAGTTCTGCCAAATCAACTTCCATCGGCGGCGGCAGATTGATGTGTATCTGCAGTCTCGTAGTGTGATCTGCTCGGTTGCCGACATCTACGAATGGGTAGACAACCCGGGCAATGTGCCTTTGGGCAACTGGGTGCAAAAAATGGTAGACGGGGTAAAGGATGTGCAAGGACTAGAAGCCTTGCCTGTCATCCAGCAAAGCCTTAAACGCCTGGTCGAAATGGAACAGCGTCTATTCAAGCGAATAGAAGCAGAAGAAGACGAGCTAACAACGCGTGACTGCCTCAACCTCTACGGCACTATCTCCAAAGAAGTCCGAGGCTATGCGACTCAGCTTAACCAGCTAACCTCAAAAGCAGATGTCCAGGCGATCGCTTTAGGCTCTGCCGCTCGACTAATCGAAATCATCTTGGGTGACTCAACTTTGCAAGGGACTCCAGAAGAAGCCTACATCCGCAAGTTGTGTGAGATGGCGATGATTCGGTTGTCCGAAGAGCAAGAGTCAGATCTCAAGTTTGGTAACAGGAGATAGGACAGGGAGGGAGATTGTGAGTATCAAAATTTCACATCGATGGGATTGCGTTCTTAAAATTGTCAACGCAGGCATTGCTATTTCTTTCCATCGCATTCCTTCCGTGGAATTAGTCAATGAGCTATTCACCATCAACCAAAACCCTGGCATTGAAATCGTAGAAGATTACCTGTGGCTGGATGGCATTAGTCACCGCATGGCAACAGATATGCTTAAGCACCGAGAACGCCGTTGCTACTTTGTGTCGGTGTCTTGCAATTACGAAGTGAAAGAGGCTGCTAACTGCATTGCGACAACCCTCTCAGATGAACCATTTGCCCTAGAACAAATCCTAATCCAAGTAATTGACGAACCACTGGCAATGGAGATGGTAGGAGGACAAGAGCAAGGAATTGATTCCATTGCAAGGCCATAAAACTGAGACTTAATCATGCCAATTTCAAGCACCTGTTATCAAAAGCTCCAAATCAAGTTAATCCGCAAGTACGGAGCTACTTCGTTTGATGTTGATGCTCAAAGTTTGCTGGCTAGAAGCAACTTCTTGGTGTTCCGGCAACTGGTGTGTGGACATGAATCGCCAGAGCACCACCAGTTCTGGCACCAGCAACTTAACACGGGGGTTGACTCCAAATGCCTCAAAGGGATTGGTGGCAAACACACGCTGATTCTTTCTCCTCGTGGTGCGGCCAAATCTACTTTCTTGGTGGAATGGACAGCATGGGTGATTGGCGTCCACTCCTCCCCGTCCGTTCAAATTCCCATCAAGATTCTTTACACCTCATACAACATTGAGGTGGCTTCCCTGAAGTCCGAACAAATTCAAGCCATTATCACTTCCCCTGCCTACCGTAAGGTCTTTCCCTGGGTAAGACCGGGCCGCAAGTGGGGTAGCCGCCTATGGGAGATTGACAAAGCCCATGCAGGCTTGCCGATGGTGGATGAACCATACACAATTTCTTGCGCTGGCATTAAAGGCGCTGTGGCTTCAAAGCGCGCTCATCTAGGGGTACTCGATGACTTGGTAAAATCTCCGGCGCAGATTGAAAACCCCAAGGTTCGAGATCAGATGGATAACACTTGGGTAAACGTAATCCGTCCTGTGATTTTTGAGGGTGGACGAGCCGTCTGCCTGGGCACCCGAATGTCTGGTCTTGATCTGTATGCCACTACATTTACAGAAGACAGATCGTGGAATGTGATCGAGCAATCTGCCATTGTTGAAGATGACTTAGGGGAGGAGCAAAGCTATTGGCCTAGCATGGTGTCATTTGAGCATCTGGATTTTCTCAGGACAGATGACCCAACTTCATTTGCCCTTCAGTACCAAAACAAGATTCCCAAAGAAGGAATGGCTTTGATTCGGCAAGCCTATATGCCGGATGGGGTGCCGCCAACACTTGAGGAATTTGACTCGCTCATTATCAGTTCCGACTTTTCCGCCTCGATCAAAAGTCAGGCTGATTACTCAGTCTTTTTGCTGCTGGGCAAAAAAGGCAAAGACGTTTGGGTGCTAGACATCCGTCGCGGTCGGTGGCAGGGGAATATTGATAAGTGCAATGTTTTCCTAGGAATGTTGCTGGATTGGGGATTTCTAGAAACTGAAGACGAATACTCTGTTGACTATCGCACTGGGGAGTTGGAATGGCTGTGTTACGACAAGGAAGGTGTGCCCAGAAAGCCTGTGATTAAAAGTCAGGGATGGTTCCTTGATCTTTATACAGAGTCCCAGTCCTATCAAATCTCGTTTCGCTCGGACTGGACTCGATATATGCATGATGAATTAGGGCTGTATAATCTAACCTGTCGGCCTGTGGCGGTAAGAGGAGACAAGATGCAACGCCTAGTAGGTGTGACTGGGTACTTCCAAAGCAGACGCATTTGGTTCAACTCTTTCCGGGCTAATACCCTTAAAAAAGTGAAGCAAGAATTAGAAGGGTTTGGCTTTACTGCCAAGGACGACTGTGTAGATGCGCTGGTGCTGGGGGTTAACTGTCTTGGGCTGAGTAGTTCTTTTGACGTGTAGTGATGAGATTGAATGGAGTTAGGTAATGAAATATTGGCTTGACACAGAGTTTATTGAAGACGGCAAAACCATCGATTTAATATCAATTGGAATTGTGGCGGAAGATGGGAGGGAGTATTACGCAATCAACACAGAGTTTGATTCTCGCAAGGCAAGTCAATGGGTTATTGATAATGTTTTGAAACATCTTCCGCCTACCCCCACGTATGTCAACCTCTCAGATCCAAGCACCAAACCTTCTGACATTGAGGCATTTAAGGCGTGGCGCAATAGAAAGGCAATATTAAAAGATGTGCTTAACTTTTGCAGCCCAGAAATATACGGTGAACCTGAATTCTGGGGCTACTACGCAGACTATGACTGGGTGGGTTTCTGCCAGTTGTTCGGCACCATGATGGACTTGCCCAATGGATTCCCCATGTACTGCCGAGACGTTAAACAGCTTTGTGATGATTTGGGTAATCCACGATTACCGGAGCAAACATCTACTGAGCACCACGCCCTAGAAGACGCTCGATGGACTAAGCAGGCATGGGAGTTTTTACAGGAAATTAAACAAAATGACTAATCAAGCAAGAACAAGCAATGGCCCTGATGCTACCGTCCGAATTGGCAACACCGAAGTAGAGCTAACCATTGGCAGTGAGATTTCAGATGCAACCAAGCGGGGGATTGATGAGCTTTACGATCGGGGTTTTGACCCTGACTATGACCCCGCTAAAGACTTGCTCCTTCCCCAGTCCTGCGCTCCCAAGGTCGGTGAGCATTGCATCGTAGAGCAAGATGAACCCGTGTGTGATTTTGTAGCTCGAATGCACAAAATTATTGCCAGTGTAGAACCATGTGAAGTATTGGCATTTGATATTGTGGACAGGGAAAAACTGATTGCTCTTGAGCAAATCATGAAAGAACAAATCAGTGACTTGAGGATGAAAGCAATCTCAATTAAGACGACTTATCGAATGCAGCAAGCAATGTTGCATTATTCTGGGAGGAATTAGCTGTTAGACGGGAAGCCCCGCGCTCTACCTGAAAGGTGAGCGTCGGGATGAGAGGCGCGTGAGTCGAGGTACGTTGCCTGACCAATGCGAAGCGAGGGAAGGCAACAGTGCCGAGACGAACACACTATCTATCGGCGCTAGACAGAGAGCTTATATAGAAGCGAATGACCTCTGCCATACTCAACCCTTTTTTGTCTGCATAAGCTTTCAACTTATCCCATTCTTCATCGGTGACTCGAATATTTAACCGCCTTTCCCTTGCCATCGTGATACCATTTGGTAGTACAATAAGAGTGTAAATCATCTGGATTGTTATGGCAAAACACAGTACGGCGGAGAGGGTAACTGTTTCCTGTCCTGGATGTGGAAGGACTCAGACGGTCAGAAAGTCAAAAATTGTTCCTTGCAACTACTACACCTGTAGTGGAGACTGCAAAGCCAACCCTGATTGGAAGCATCCAGCCAAACCCCAAGGATTCCTCCACGTCTATCATATGTGCGCTGCTGGCGCATTTACTGGGCATGAGTTCAGACCCGCAACTGAGGAAGAACAGGAATCGGTCAATCGGGCTAAGTTGATTGCTATGGCTGGATTGCGCCAATTGTCGGAGAAAAGCTGATGCGAATCGCCTACCAATATCGCCTACTGCCAACTTCTGAACAACGCGCTGAAATGTCGCGCTGGCTCGATATGTTGCGATTGCAATATAACTGGATGTTGACAGAGCGGTTTCAATGGTGGGAAGAAAATCGTACCCCAGTCAACGCTTGCCCGTTGCTCTGTCATCTACCAGAACTGAAAGATCAACCCGACTACTACAGCCAAAAACGCTCCCTTGTTCCACTGAAGCAGGATAGACCCTGGTACAAAGAGATTCACTCTCAAGTGCTTCAGGATATGGTGAAGCGGGTCAAACTGGCATTTGACCGTCATCTCAGTGGCGATAGTAATGGCAACCGGAGCGGAAAGCCGCGCTTCAAAGGGAAGAACCGCTACCGCTCATTCACCTATCCTCAAGCCTCAATCGACTGGATTGATGGCAACAAAATCGAGCTACCTAAGCTTGGGGTGTTCAAGGTAATTTGGCATCGTCCACTACCTGAAGGCTTCAATGTCAAAACCGCCATCATCACCCAAAAAGCGGATGGCTGGTATATCACGTTGACTCTGGAAGATGTATCTGTCCCAAAATTCGCCCCAGATGTTGAGCCAACGGCAGACAACTCTATCGGGATAGACTTGGGACTTGAAAAGTTTTTGGCTGACTCAGAAGGGGAATTTGAGCCGATACCTCAGCACTTCAGAAAGTCAGAAGAAAAGCTTGCACGTTTGCAGCAGAAAGTATCGACTGCCAAAAAAGGGAGTCGTGCCCGAAAGCTGCTAGTTCGCAAGGTTGCTAAGCTGCATCAGAAAATTGCACGGCAACGCAAACAGTTTCATTGCGAAACAGCGCAAAAGGTTCTCAGTAAAGCCGATGTGGTATTTGCTGAAGACCTTAACGTAAAGAATATGTCCAGACGAGCCAAGCCCAAACAGGATGAAGCGGGTAAGTTTCTTCACAATGGTCAATCGGCTAAGTCTGGACTGAACAAGAGTATTGCTGATGCAGGGTGGAGTCAATTCATTGACATACTCGCTTTCAAAGCTGAAAAAGCTGGTTCGAGAGTGGTCAAGGTTAACCCCAAAGGAACCTCACAGCATTGCTCAAACTGCCTGAATCGTGTTTCAAAAGAGTTGTCTGACCGATGGCATTCCTGCCCACATTGCGGTACAGAACTCGACAGGGATACCAATGCGGCAATTCTCATCAAAAAAGTAGGCTTGGACATCGGCTTACTCAAAAACGCTCAACCAGCTTCGGCTCGGAAGAGAAGCCCGCGCTGTACCGCCTAAGCGGTCAGCGTCGGGAGTATGTCACTTAAAGCCAATCCGTCAAATTGAGCTAATTTGTGTTCAATACTCCATAATTATGGTAGCTGGGTTTGGTCAGCCTCAGCAAGCGATGACCCTCCCAATTTATCACAGTGGGTGGTGAGTTGGTTTCCCACCCCTGTCACCTAAATGAGCGGATCCCTTAAAGACTTTATTGATGCAGTCGTGTATCGAGATGGCAAACATCTCGGTGGTGAAACGTTGGTTGTGGCTTCCCACACTCAACAAATGCTGCAATGGATTATTCGCCAAGGGTTGAGATTTTACCCAAAGCAAGATGATCCGCAGGGAAGCCGTCAAAAAAAGATAGATGAAATTTTAGATTACAACCGTTTGGACTTGTACCTGGACGGCATTGTTTCACTGTTCCTTTGTAGAGGGTCAGTCCTTTGGTACCTGCGACCTACAGGTGCAGAACCCTACGAAATCTATTGGTATCAAGGTGGCGACGTTAATGACCCGTCTACCGAGTATCGAGCTTATTACCAACCAGGTGGGCGATTCTTGCAAGAGGTGGTGATTCGCTACAGCTACGAAGACTTCAGTAACCCTGGCATGGGGCAAGCCATTTATGCCAACGCCAGTGGCTATACCCGTTGGGTGCGACTCAGCATCACGGCCAACCAAATTATTGAAGAACGACACACCACCTTGCCAACCCTAATGCCAGAGGCGATGAAAGGCCAGTGGACGACGGGGGGAGGAATGGATGTATCAAGTGGTGGCTATTACTCTGCTCCCCTGTCCCGCAAGGTAGTTCAAAACACGCTTGGATTTATTCCTTGCGTCGAGTCGCCCAATCTACCCATGCGTCCTGGTGATCGAGGGCATGGTGAATTTGATTGGCTGAGAAATGCGATCGAAGCGGAAGACGCTATGCGGTCTGCCATGCTGGACAATGTGTTCCTTATGGGCAACCCATCTCTGGTTACAACTCGTCCTAAACAACAAGTCCTGGAAGCAATGGATGACGGCGGCGGAGGACGCAACCACTGGTCAAGCCAGAAAGGATATGAGTCCTACAATCTTGGCTCTACCCGACGCATGGATCCCTTCAATCGGGATTCTCGTTACACAGGCGCTGGCAGTGGCAATTTAAGTTGGGGCAATCGCAAGCAGCGAATCGCCCGAATCATAGGCAATGTTTTGCCAGAAGAACGATTTGGCTACATCTTCCCTGATCCAATCAATGGTGACCAATGGCGATTTACCCAAGAATACCGGGAAGGAATTCACGAAGCGTTGGGTGGCATTGACCCACTCGGCGGTCGCAGTGGAATGACTTTTGGGGAAATCAAATCTCTGCATGGCAAGGTTGCGGCAACTGCATCCAAGAAGTGCAAGTCACTTTGGGACTATGGTCTAACCAAGCTGCTCGAAATGGTTGTGTTTATTGAAGAACAACTATTTCTTAGTTCATACAAAAACTACTTAATCAGCGATGAAAACAAAGACGCCAAGAGTCGGAAGGAATATCGATACCAGTTAGAAGAGTTTGGGTCGATTTCTGATGACGCAGTTCTTGACCACCTTATGAACGTCAATGAAATGATGGTTCCTCCAGGCGTCACAGGACTGGTTCCCTACGGCGATAGAACAGTTTGCTGGAAATGGAAAGGTGGAGTGTTTGAAGATTCTCCTCGTGATCGCCTTGATCTGTCTATTGGGGTGAGAAATTACCAGGAGTTGGGTGTTGGCTCACTCCAATCGATGGAGTTTCTGTTCCCTGAAAAGGAACCCAATGAAATCAAAGCCATGCTGTCAGGGGTACCGTTCCGATTTATTCAATCGGTGTCTAGCTCAATTGGAACATTGCTTCAGTTGCAACAGCAAATGATGCAGGTGCCAGATCCAGCTAATCCGTCAGTTCCTCTGGCTGCACGACCGGAGTTAGACCTGACTCCACTCATGCAGCAAATTCGCAACTCTCTTGAGAAGGAAATTAGTTATGGTGCAGAATTTATCCCCTCCACCCCAATCAGTAGTCCGGCCCTCGGTAGCTCCAACCCCTTCGGTAATTCAGCAACATTCCCAACCCTTAATGGAGGCACGACCACAAGTGGTTTATCAGCAAGCAATTCCTCAGGCATCGGTGGTACCAGCCCCGAACGCAATTCAGTACCAAGCCCCTATGCAGGCTCCGGTACAAATTCCTTCTATGCCGCAGGGTTCACCGATCCAGCCTTCGGCATCTCAAGCGACTCATTGGTCAACGGTGGCTCCCAACTTCCCGGTAGCTATTCAGCCTACAGTGGTCAGTCCGACTGGACAAGTCCGATACCTCAGCCCGGAGGAACTATCGTACCTTCAAGCAGCAACCCTGCCAGCGGTTTCGGCTCCCCTGATGCCGCAGTATCAACGGGCATACCAGGCGTCCCCAGCGACATCCTACTTACACCCGGACTTCAATCCATATACCAACCCCCAGTACTCCCAAGCACCTCGCCGGACTCGTCCCAACGAAATGCCGACAGGAGTGGCGGAAGCCGTCGCTTGGGCCGCAAACGCAGAAAGTAAAGGGCAACAGCGGTTTGCTTCTCCTGAAAAGGTGGTAGCTGAGTATTTTGGCGGGTCTGTCGAAGCTACTATCGATGGCCTCAATAAATACGGATCCTATCTTGAAGAGGTGACTGATGCGTTAGTTGGCAAAGTTCAACAACTTAATGCTCAACTAATTCAAGCAGTTGAGGTCATCAAAGAATACCAGGTGCGAGATGCGGCCCATGAGCGCCTGCTGACTGAACCTGATCTGCTGTCTGCTTACTACCTGAAGTTGGAAGAAATCCTGGGTGAGCTTCCCCCTCCCGGTCAGTACCGCCAGATGCAGCAACAGCAGCAAGCACCTCAAATGCCTATGCTGCCTAATGGCATGGTGGCATCAATGCCCAACCAACAAGCCATAGCACCGCAGTATAACCCAGCGGCGATCGCAGCGCAGTTCAGCCAACCTGCCTACGCCAATGCGTTACAACGCCCTGAGTTTCCTGGCAATGCAGGCAGTCAACCTCAATCATTCAGTCAAGCATTGCAGTCGGTTCCTCCGACCCAGCGCTGGCGGTTGATTGATCAGATGGCATCGAATGGAATGCTGCGACAAGCACGGCTGACGTTCTAACCAAAAGGTTAACCCCCAGCACCGTGGTCAGGAAGCGCTGGGGGTTGGTGAGTGGTGAGTTAGTAATTCCGTTGTACAGCAAGTCAACCCGATTGCGGCTTCAACGGAATGCTTGTGAACAAATTGGTGATGAGTCGTTGGAAATTTAAGGTGATTTGCCCAATTACAAATCAAGATACGCCAACCCTCTCCCCTGTCCTTTCCACTCATAGGAACACGAAATGTTCAACGATGTTGATTTTCCTACCCTGCTCGGAGCGGAGTTAATCCGGCCAGACGGGCAGTACATTGCAAAGTTTGTTGTGCAGCCAATGGTGGTGCATGACTTTAACCAAGTCCCTGGCTCTAGTGTTCAACTCGATCGCTATCCATATTGGGAAGACGATTCGTTCTCTGAAGATGCTCGTCGTCGTACTCCTACTCAAAGTATTGGGACAGCCGGAAGCCGTGAACTCAATAAAGAGAAAATCACGCTAACTCTAGATGAGTTCACCGGCCCTTCTAGCGGTAACCCCGATGACGTGACAGAACCAGGGAACCTGAAGATTCCTATCCATACAATTGTCACGGCCCAACGTATGTTGTACGACCTCGGTAACGCCGCCGCATTCCACCAGTCAATCGGTTCACTGACGCTGATCCGTGACTTCCGCAAATGGCAAGACCGGGTTTACATCAACCGTCTACTGGAAGCAACCAGCCAAGGTGTAGCTAGCTCTACTCAGGGTGGCTACTACAACCCTAACGGGATTGCAAATGGTGGCACCTATGCTAACGGCCCTGCCAAGTTTGACGTAACGGATTCGTTGCTGTCAGTGGTGGCAGATGCCCGCAAGCGTAACGTTCCTCCTTTCCCCAGTCCCTACGGCCCTGTCTATCACCAGTTGGCAGACCCCATCTTCCTTAAGCACGTGCGGGCTAATACTGACTTACGGGAAGTAGCTAAGTATCCTGGTGCAGTTCCAGTAGATGCATTGCAGCCTGGGGCCATGCCTGGGTCTGCCCCAATGCTTCCTCCTCCCGGTAGCTTCATGCAACAACCAAACCAGTTGCTATTCATGGGTGGTGGCTACGGCCAGGTTGGCTTTATGTCAGGTGACGTGATGCCTAAAAACAACATTGTTGCTTTCAGCCGTAAGGCAATTGCAGCTTAACCAGTTGGGCATCTAAAACGGGGTGAACTGCTGGAAAGCCTCCAAATCAGAACTAGCAACTCATGATTGGCCAATCAGCAACCAAGCCAGAGGAAAGTCCATAACAGTACTCTGGAAGGCTCAACGACTAACGGGTGAACAGGACAAGTAATAAGCCCGACACGAGTGCCCCGCATCAACTAAATATCAAACTAGTTGATGGTGATATAGTCTCATCTGCATTAATGGCAAAAATGCAGGAATTGGATAAAGAGCCAATTCGCTAAGACAATGACTGGGTTTGTGTTTGAAGGGGTAAACAACATCGTTCCTTTTGCTCGAAGAGGAATGTCTTGCCCCGCTACTGCGTAAGCAGATAGCAAATATCGGGTGAATTCGGTGAATGCCTCGGCCAAATAACTTGGTGGCAAATACCGAGCCAAGCTAGGGAAGGGAATAAAGTACCTAGAAGGTGTAACGACTAGAGAGTGAGCATCCCAAGCAATAACCTCTCCACGAGCGCCCGACTCCCGCAAGGGATGAAGATATAGTCTCCTCTGCAACCGGAAGTTGCAGGAACTGGATAAAGAGCCAGTTCATCAAGACAACGAAGATTCTTCGAGTCCACAAACTTACCTACTGCATCTGTGACTTTGACCTACACCGCTGCCACCTCTGGGGTCACTACCGGGGCTGCTACTCGCACAGGTTATCTCGGTATTATGTTCGGCCAGCAAGCTGTTGGCGAAGGCATCTGGGGTATGGGGCCAGAAGTGGCAATGAACGAAAACTCTGACTACAAGCGGTTCATCATCTGTATCTGGCGGCAGTTGGCAGGCTACGTGTTGCTCAACAACAAGTTCGTAACCGTTTGCCGTTCTTATCAGAACTAGTCCCACTACTTCTTGTGGGGAGTAACTAACTCCCCTTCCCTGTCCCTCATTTCTTTAAGGATTAATCCAATGGGCGAGTCTCTATTAAGTGGAAACATTATCAACCGGGTAACTGGCGTAAGCGTTGAGTTGTCCAACATTGGCAAGATGGTCACAGTCCTAGGCGTTTGTGACGTAACCACCACTGCTGCTACTGTTTTTGACATTAAGCAACGCCAAACTGCTGGCCGTTCTGACACTGTTATTGGCACAATTCCAGTTGGCGCAGAAATTGTTCATGTGGCACTTCGCGTCCCTTCTGGGTTGGTAGCAACCAACGGAGATCGCCTCAAATTGGCAACTGCGGTTGGGGCAACTGGCACTCAAGCGTTCAACGCAACAGCCTCTACCGCCTATGTGGCTTCTGCCGTAGCGGCATCTACCACGTTTGCTCCTGACTCTGGCAAAACCGATCAGTATGTCAAGTTTGAGGTGTCGCCTTACTCCACCACTGGATCTACAGCATTGAGTGGTGCAGTGACCTTCAAGGTTTACAACGACAATGGCACTACTGCCGCTGGGTCTGGCGTGTCGGTGGCTAGTGGCACCGCTCAGATTGTGGCAATGATTGTCTATCGTCTGCCTGTGGACTGCCCACGCCTTGACCAGATTGCTGGTCGTCCTACTCGTACCACCTAATGGTTGACCAACTCCTGGTCATTAATTTACTACCCATTAGGAGGTACCTGTGAAATACAAGCACAAGCAGACAGGAGCAGTCATCGAGGTTATCGATGCCTACTCTGATCTGCTGATTTACAAGGATGGCGATCAAGCCAAGCAAACTCATACCTGTTGGTACGAGCCAGTTAGCCCCTTGCCACCTAATAGCAGTGTTGTCTCTGCGTCCCCTCCCCCTGTCGTCACTCCGGTTGACGGCTCAGGAGTTACTGAATCATTTCACCTGAACGACGCAACTTCGACCGAGATTGCCAAAGCCATCAATGGCCTGGGTAAAACCTACGCCAAAAAAGTCTTTGACAACAAACCCGTTGGGGGCTATCGGGATTGGGATGATGTGGCCAAGGTCAACCGGGACTTACCCGTGACCTGGATCACAATTGCCGAGATGAACCAACACGTTGTATTCGATGTCCCATGAGTGCAAAGGACAGGGGGAGAGTGGCTTAGGCTACTTCCTTCCCCTGTCGTTGCATTGGTAATTAATGATTAATCCGATCATATTCCTGAGGCCAGCAAAATGGTTTCTCTGCCGGAGCCTTACAAATCAAAAGCGTACTTTCACCTCTATGGGGCAGGAGGAGGGATTCAAGCTGGGGACTTGGCAGGCTTTGAAGAAGTCTGTGCCCGAATTCCCAATGATACAGTCTTGACCCAAATCAAAGCTGTGGTAAATCAATGCGACAAATCTTGGCAATCCCTCCAGGCAGTCGGCCCATCCGAAACAATGTATGCGGAAACCTATGCCGGGGACATCAACCGAACCATTGTTAAAGCTCAAAAGTCTTTAGAGCTAGCCAAATACTGGCGAGATATTTACTACTACTGGGTTGACCAATTAGCCCGTGTTCTTTGGGTAACTGAGTTCCGCACTCCTAATTCAGACCACTACCGCTACGCCCGATATGGAGGGGAATACGTCAACTCTTTGCCTGGGGCTAGAGGGGATGATGGCGATGCACTGATGGTTGCTATGAGGTTTGCGTGATGGAGCCAATCATCTTTTTAACACTCATGCTTTGGACGTTGGCCGTGTTGCATGAACTAGAAACTGACAGGGGAGAGGAGTAAAGATGTCAGCATTTGCGCCTGTTAATTTATTAGTGCCTTACTTGGCACAACTAGATAATGAGCAAAATCCTTACGGTTCTTGCAATGTGACATCTGTGGCCATGTGCATGAAGTACCTGGCACCAGGACGAAACTTTGGCTGTCCTCCTGGAATGCAGTTAGAAGACTTTCTCCAAAATGTGCTGGAGTCTCATGGAAAGTCTCGGCACAGTCCATACGACCTGGAATGGCTGCTGAAGCACTTTGGCGTTCCAGACACTTTCTCCCCTGTCGCCAAGTGGGGGGATGCCAAGGGATGGCTGGAGGGAGGGAACCCTTTAATTGTGCATGGGTACTTTACCCAGTCAGGCCACATCATCGTGATCCGTGGCTATAACGATAACGGAGATTGCATTGTCAATGACCCCTATGGGGAATGGTTTTCGTCTGGATACAGGACTGACTTGTCAGGAGAAAACCTGGTTTACAGCGACGAATTAATGAAGCGTTGCTGTGGCCCAGATGGCGACTTGTGGCTGCATTTTGTCGGAGATCAAGGAGACTAAACAATGGCTAGTCCAGCATTTATTCAAACGGGTCGATTTGGTCAATGGGTAATTCGATTGACCAACCAGACAGCAACTCGCACAGGCACTCCACCCGCAGGCTCTTTAGTGTTTACCACGGGCAGCAATGGGGGATTTATCGAATCAGTTTGGGGCCAACCCTTGGGAACAAACGTAGCTACCTGTCTGTTGATGTTCATCAAAGACCCCATTACTACTAACTACCGTCATTGCTCAGAGTCACAACTAAGCTCAACTTTGGCCCCATCATCTCCCAGCAAACTAGCCAATGTTGACCTAACGACTGACTTATTACCTACTGCTCTCTTCCCTGCCCCAACCTCTACAGGTTCTCTATTCCAGGGATGCCGATTAGGGCCAAACACCGAGGTCTATCTCGCGCTGGATGCAACTGTGGCGGCAGGTTGGGACATCTTCTTTAATGGTGGTGACTGCTAGTGCCTCACGATGAACCCCGGTATAAGTCCCCATCCAACTCACCCATGCGGGTGGGCGATCGCTATAAGCGGGGAACACGCCGTTGGTCATTCTTTGAAGAGGTCAAAAAGCGCAAGCCTAAAGAACCTCCTTCAGATATTGGCTTGAGAAAATGGACAGTTAAGGTAAAAACGGCTGATCCGTATGGTGGCTCTAGCACTCCAACCTATAGCTGCAACTGTCCAGACAAAACCAAACAGATTGGGGGGTTCCCGCTGGGTATTCAAAAGAACCCCAGCACCAACAAATACCACCCTCGAACATTTGACACAGGGTTGATTAGTCGTTACAAGTCCCTCTACAATCGCTACCAGCGAGGACTGCGGTTGATCGACAATGTGACCTATGAAGACTTTGACGGAATCTATTACTCGTACACCATTCCATCTACTCGTAATGAACGCGAGACACGGGACTGGACGGCATCGGATGCAGGCATAGGGCCAAACGACCCATGCAAACACATCTACGCTGTTCGGATGTATCGAGGGGAATCCATTGAGACACCTCCTGATGTGCCCGACATTCCAGACATGGGAGGGGTTGTTGATTTGTAAGTTGTTGGCATCCTCCCGCCGCTAATCGGAGTACCGATATAGCGGGGGATTCCAAAGATCGCTCTCTGAAATTCCTGCGTAAGTAAGTGAACCCTATGCCTAACTTCTCCTGTCTGATTCCGGCCCATAACGCTGAAGCGACTATCCGGCAATGCGTTGAATCTGCGTTGGTGGACTTTGATGAAGTCATTGTCTACGCTGATGGATGCACTGATCGCACTGTGGCTATCTGCCAGTCCATTGCTCAAAACAACCCCAAAGGACAAAACTTTAGGGTGATCAATAAAGATGCAGGCAATGGTTCAGGTCAACCCGTGGGCGATCAGGTGGCACGAAACATTTTGTGGAAGGAGGCAAAAGGGGACTATGTTACCTGGCTTGATAGTGATGATTTTCGGATTGTTAATACTGCTTATCGGCAAGCATCTCAACTCCAAGTAGCTCAAGCCAACGGCAAAAAATGTATTGCCAGCATTGGGCATTTTGTCCGCTACTACAAAGAACCCTACCCCAACTTGGACATTTATCGAGACATCCCCGATTCTCTTGACGGAGGCTTTTGGGAACTGTTTATTGATAGACGAATTCAGGTTGGGGCTATTTTATGGGATGCCAGATTGTTACGAGAACTCCAATCAAAAGAAGATGTGGGAGTTTTGTGGGATGTTAACCGCAAGCGCCTTAAGGAATACTGGTTAGTTACTAAAGCGTTGCTGCATGGGTTTGAGTTTGATGTGCTAAATGAACACGTCACTTTCTATCGACAGGGATGGAATGAAGGGCAGTTGTCTAACCTGCGCAACCACGCCGTTCTTTATTACAACACTGAGAGAGTATTGAGTAAATATTCAACCCCATTAATACCGTCAGAAAAACTGGACTATTTCAAAGAAAGATCAGAAGGCATTGAGCAGATGTATCAGAAGTTGATTCAAGATCAACAGGAAATGAAAACAAAACAAAAGTCACTAATACAAAGCTAAAGGTTAATCAAAATGAGTCGAGTTGCTGGCATTGGATCTATTGCAAAAAAGGTAATTGAGCCACTTGGGTTTACCGCCTTGACCACTGGCATTGGGTTAATGTCAGGCCAGTCTGTACCAGAGGCAATTGCTCAGGCAGTGCCGGGAGTAGCTGGTTCTTATCTGGGGCAGCATCTAGCAGAAAAAGCATTGCCCAATTGGGGAACCAAATTTAACGTCAAAGACAAAGAGGTTGGCTTGCACCTTCCAGGGTTGGCAGGCTCTTATGTAGGCGGAATGCTAGGGGCAGAAGCTGGAAGCAAGGCTTATGAAATGACAGGGGGAGAGGTGTCTGGCAACGAGCCATCTGGACTGGCCTATATTGCTGATGAGGTTTCTCTCCCTGTCCTCCAGGTTAGCAAAGCATTGATGGGGAATTGACATACTCCCCGGCGTGAACGTACGGGGATTCTAAGGTCGAACAGCAATTGCAAAGGGTTGGGGCTTAACCCAGTTCATACACGGTTTTGTAGTCTCTAAAAACAAGTCTGGCTGTTTTTTGCCTTGAGTTTGAAGTTAATTCAAATATTGTGTAACCAGGACTAATTTTCATAAGCCTGATCTCAATTCGCATACTCCCTTCCTCATTTACATCCATTTGCGCCCACGCAAAACCTAAATAGACGCTCACACATGGAGGGGTTATGTATAACCCAAAACTCCCAATCTGTAATACAACAGCTCCAGGGTCAAATATCATGCGCTTGTAATACTCTCCATCTTAACTTTCTTGCAATTCTGGGAGGGAACTCGTGACTCCTTCGTCTCCCCTTTCCAGGCCCAGATGACCGTCAACCAAAGACCATCGCATCGACGGGCAACTACCGTGCCCTGAGAGATGTTGGCACCACCTGAATTAAACTGAACTTGATACTGCTTTTCCCGTGGAATCGGAAAGTATTCATGGCTAAGAGCCGGGATGATTAGCTGACCATTAACCCCAGCGTCTTTGCCACCATTCAATCCGCATTTAGTGGGCATAACAAGACCTCGGTGTATTTGAATTCAATTCGATTAATTTCTTTGGCTGGGTTGCACTTGTAATGCCTGACCAGCATTTCAACGAATTCGCTTGGAGTTAAATTTGGGAAGCCTTCAAGGATGCAGTCCTCATCGGTAATTGCATTAAGTGGCTCTCCTCTTGTCGAGACAACTTGAATTGGCGGCCCGATTTCTATCACTGACTCTCCTTTCTTGAGGCCCATTGCTTTTTCTACTGGTTGAACCACACTGCCAGGAACCAAGAACCACCAACCAAATCGTCGAGTAACCGTCTTGGTTTGATTCCTAATTTGTTGTGTGGTCATCGCAAAACTCATGTTTCTCATTTCTCTACAAACCCCACTGCTTGAATGCCTTTTTCAAGTGTTTATCAACGTCGCCCTGCAACGCATTAATTGATGTAGATGAATTAATCATCAATCTTTTACATCGATTGTCGTTACGGAAAATCTTTGAATAGGTATTTGCAACCCTGGCTAAATCATCTGGATTTTCCACAATGCCGTCCCTGTCTTTGATCCGCTGAATTGCAGTCAGGCTAAAAACATCAAGCCAGAAAATCAAGTCTGGTACAATGCCATCTGTTGCTACGCTGTTAAGAAGTCTAATCTGTTTGATGTCGGCCTCACCTCGACAGCCTTGATAGGCAAGAGTGCTGTGAATGAATCTATCGCAGATTACAATTGCCCCACGGTCTAGCGCTGGTCGAATTACAGTATCTACATGAAGCGCTCTATCTGCTTCAAAAAGCAAGAGCTTTGCCATTGGGCTGACATCTGGGCTTGATTGATAGAAGTCAACCAACTTGCCAATGCCGCTGTCAGTTGGCTCCTTGGTGAACACCACATCTTTCCCTGCCAGTAAGGACGACTGCCTGAGCAATTCAATCTGAGTGCTTTTGCCAGCTCCGTCAACCCCTTCAAAAACAATTAGTTTGCCTTTCATTAAATATTTCCTGCCTTGAGTGATAAAAAGTCCAGCCGTGTTTGGCAAACACCTGCTTGAAATCAGAGGGATTGCCTCCAAAGTAGAAAAGGATGCTAGGAAATGGAGCGCTGGATTCAGCACTACCAAACCTTAAATACCCTTCAATCAGACAAAACGCATCACAGGAGTCCATTAAGAGCTTGAACCATTTTGTGCGGTTGTCAGTCTTGGTCAAATAGACCCCTGACGTAGTTTCATGTCCAAGTCTTGAAACGAGTTTTGTTGCCCAAGGAATTTGGTTGGAGTAGGGCGGATTGACAAATACATTGCCCTCCCATTCCTGAACCAAACCATTGTCATTGATGTCATATAAATGACGTGCTGGCACATTGGGATTTTCTTTGTCGTTACAGCATGGGTCTGTATCGATGCCGCCCCACAACTCCAACAGGGATTCAATGATGGCAGGGGGAGTGAGATGGACATCAGTGCCACCATTCTTAATGCCTTGAGTACCTGGGTGGCAGGTTGGCTTTGAACTTAGCTGAATATATTCAATAGTCGTCACAATTCAATTGCTCCAATCTTTCTAACAACTCTTTCCTGTGCTGAATCACATCTGCCACTTGAGACAGAGCTTCAGCATCCCGACTGTCTTCCCCTGTCAACTCCATCACCACCCAACCGTGTTGTTGCGCTAATCGCTTTTTCTCAACGTCTCGTTGGATGCCTCTACCAGAACTATGGCCTGTATTGGCGACCCAAGTGCTCCCATGAATCTCGATTGCTACCTTGAGTTCTATTGGCAGGGCGACAAAATCAAACTCAAACTTACGACCTGGAATCCCTCGATAGTGATGCCTAAGATTTAGCTCTGGGTAAAGCTCAACCCACAAATAGGCAAAGTTACGTTCAAGATCAGAATCAAAATCGCACTGTGGATCTACCCAGTTCCCCGGCTTGCCTAAAGGAATGGCTAACCCCACTTGCAAGCCAGGGACAGGGGAAAGAGCCATAGATCTATTGCGGCGCTTAGGCTCTCTCTTGGGCATGACTCTGAGATGGCTTCATTAGATTCGCCCCAAACTTAGGATGAAGAACTGCTATCGCTGGAACGCCATAGTTGACCACAAAGAAGCAGCCAACCATGTTGAATTTAAGTTTTTCAAACACTAGCTTGCGTTCAAAGTAAAACGCAGTCATCCGAATATCTTCCGT